CCTTATTCTCTTATCACCGGAGATAATGGAAGTGATCTGTGCTTGACTTGAACGATTCAATGAACTACGAGCTAAGGGAACTGATCGCGTCATTCCATTAGACTTACCTCCATTAGAGGAGGCCTTCTTCTTCTTCTGTCTCAAAGATTTCTTAGGTGGCATTGTATGGGATCCTACCCGCCAAAGGTACGACTATACATCATCAGACACCTCTATGAGGCGAACCCGTGTAGTCTGTCGGCATTTAGCCCCGGATGTACAAACTAAGCTATCAGACTGGATGCCTGACGCTTCGTCACTCATTCGGAAGGACACTTAGCACGGAAGTATTGAGACACAATGGACGTCCATCTCCGCCTGGTGCATGTTGCTTTCGCAACTCCAAGCGCTAGTGGATCGCTTTGGTACTCAGGTTAGATCCTGAGCCTCCATTGTTCACCGTTTTGGACTCTTTAAGTCTGATGACCCCATGATCGGTTTAACGACATGATCTGGTCGTGGATGATGTTAAAAGACCCCTGGGTCAGGAAGCCAGTTCTCCACATCGTTATAGGCAGCGGTATAGTCATAAAGTGACCGGAATCCGACATACTCATTCTCCATCAATCGATAGGGAAAGTGCATGAGAGAGACACCGTCATCAAAGACTTTATCGCGCCACACATGCGTCTTGCCCTCGGAATAAGCACATCGAAAATCTCTAAGAGACTTAAGATCAAACTTATACCCGAGCTCTGACGTAATGTACTGCGACGTAAGAATTGGTAACCTGATCAGAGGATCAGTCACATCAACCACATGTATAGGCGCCGGCCCGATCAGAGGCATAAGAACCAATGAGGGGCTATGAATCAAAAGAATTCATCACCATGCTCCAAAGTCTGGAGCGTAATCATTGGTTTGGGGGCCTTTGAATCGAGATCCTTATATCTTGTCCAAAGAAATAAGGCGAGTCTCCGCTGGAAGTTGGTTATATGATCCGGGGTTCCATGGAAACCCAGACCACCAAGTTCACGAGGTAGAAACACGTTGAGTGTTGTGCCAGGTCGAATCTGTGAAAGCTTTGCTATCATGGATTTGTTATAGTGAAAGAATCTCAAGGAAGCCCTCTCAGGGGTCACAGCGTTTGAGACAACATAATTATATGTGTCCCAAATTGGCTGTACCTCGCGAGTATGTTGAAGTTTGGACACATTGGTCAACAAACCAGTGTTCAAATATCCAACTCGTCGAAAGATACCCTGAAAGAGCTG